TATGAAAAAACAGATTTTCCTCTCGAAGAAAAAATATTCTTATTTAAATATACTAAATATTATTATACATTTTTTGCCAATCCGCTTAAATGTTTTAACATCTCAACACCATCTTCTCCTTGAAAAAATGAGACGGCCATATAAATAGCGTCTTCTCCGTAAGGAATATTTAACATTTTCTTTTTATTAGAAGGGGTATTAAACCATATTTCTTTTTCACTATTTCTTAACTGTATAATATTTTTATCAAAGAATCCTTGGACTGTTGCGTTTAACTTAAGCATAGGGTCTTTTAATAATAATAAAAAGTCTTGAGGTTGTTGTTTAGCAAAAACAAGTATATCTCTTTTAAGCTCGTCAGTGGAAGTTAGTGAGATATCTTTTTGAAATAATACTCGTGATATGTTTTCTACTTCCTCTAACGAAAGCTGTCTTGCTTCTATCAAAGCATCTACTTCTGTATTTAATTCTTCTACAACTTGAGCAGCTTCCTTAGCTTTATTTATTTCTACAAATATTCTTCCATTACCAGGGTGAAAATGTAAAAACTTTTGAAGTACTTGATTATTTTTTGGTACTGTTAAAAACCCGTCTATAAAAACTACAGGTTCTAAAATAGCATTATCATCTTGCTCATCCTGAAATGGAGAGTTTTGATTTCTAGCATATCTTAAAGGTTTATTAATTCCCTTTTGTTCATCAAACCATAAAAGAGGAAATCTTTTTGTGTGTCTTGAAGCTAGGGTTAAAGATAAAGGAGCAGCATCTCCTGTTAATTTGTATGCCTTAGAGACATACCTTTCAGTATTTTTCATTTGATTAGATTTAATTTAAAATTTATAATAATAATGGGGGCTTTTACACCCCCATTAAATTCACTCTATTACTCTTGGAAGATAAAGAAGTTGTTAGCACCTAAAGTACAAACAGCTCTTTCTGACAAGAAGTTTACTTGCATGTTATCCACATCACTAGTAGCTGCACCACCGGCAGAACCAGTAATCCAAGTTTTGTAACGTCTGTCTTCTGTTTCAGAAGCTCTATATCTAACATGTAAGAAAGGTCTCTTAGCGTTTTTACCAAGTATTTGATCGTAAACACTAGTTGATCCAGCTGGCACAAGTAGTCCGTTTACACGTCCTGATCCTGCTCCGGATGGAAGTCCACCTCTCATAGTTGGGTCATTTAAGTATTTCCAGTCAGACTTATAGAAGTCGTAACCTCTTCTAAATCCTGTGAAACCTAAATTTAACGCCATCTCTTTGTCATTGTCAAAAAGACCATATGAAGTACCACCTGCTCCGTAAGAGTTTTGTGCAGCTAACATATCGTCAATATCAAAAGCAAACTGACGATCAACGAATATTACGTTTTCTTCAATTGCTCCCTGCTTATCTAAACGACTAATCACATTGTCAAAATCTGCTAACACTGTTGGGTTTCCACCGTCCCAGATATTACCTCTTTGTTGTACAGTGTAGAAGATACCGTCTGATCCAGCTCCAGTTTCACCAACTCCAGCGTTTGTACCACCCAAGATAGCATCTGCTCCAGATCCCTGCTCTGCAGGTACTGCTTCAATCATTGCTGTTTCTAAGAAATCATCAAATCTTAGTCTTGTTTCATGCTCAGATTTTAAATACCATAAGTATCCATTTGCTCCGTCTTCAGTAGTAATTTCAATCCATCCGATTTGAGCCATGTCAGATCCAGACACGTTGTAAGTATCTTTAATGATAATAGGCTTGTTGTCAAATATGAAATCATTTGATTCAAGAGAACCTTGCATTCCTGCTGTTCCTTTTCTAAATTCAGATCCATAGATAAATACAGTAACATCTGCATTACCTGCTCCTGATCCTCCAGTAAATCCAGCTGCTTCATAAAAATCTGCTGTGAATTGACCTTGACCATTAGCAGCTGCTCTTGCAGTTACTGCACTAACAACCGCTTTGTTTGATCCTGACCCGTCATTTTTTACGATAACAAGAGTTTGACCAACTCTAATTACTTGATTAGCTGCTGTTGGATCTAGCACGTCATTAACTTGAAATATCAGTTGATTAACTCCTACTGATGCTGCACAACCTACTTGAGTGTATTTAGTATGTAATCTACCTTGCTCTGCCCATTTGATAAGGTCAGAGTTAGTAGGCATCTCAGCACCTACCATACGTAGGAATGAAGAGATTGTTCTGTTACCATAACGCTCGAATTCTTTTTCGTAAGTGTCTGGTAAATATTGATTTAACCAATTAAAATCTGCGTTAGTTAAATAGTTTTGTGCTGTAGGAGTCCTCTCGGAACTCGGCGTTAGCGCAAACGTTGGGGCGGCTTTTACTTGTCCTGCCATAATTATAAATTTTTAATTAATATTAAGTTTTTTTTACACTTCTTATTTTTAGTCCATTGCTCGAAGGCGATGACACTGCTTTAACTTGCATTCCTCCTTTAGTGCTTATTTCAGGTGTTGAGCGTTCACTCATATTAATATTTTTAGTCTTACGCATAACATCTTCTGTAGCACTTGATTTGCCTTGCTCATAAAAAAACTGAGCAAACTTATCAGGATTCATGGCTATAGCTAATGATCTATGATATCCATCTGGATCTGTTAAAAGCCCTTTGTCATCTATAAATTTATTTACGAAATTCATTGGTGTTTCTTGAGCTTTCTTTAATTCAGACGCGTTCCCAGGATTAAAGTATATATCGCTACTATCTAAATTGAACTTAAAACCTTTAAATTCATTATTGAATACTTCATCACTTTTTTTGACAAACCATTCGCTTTGGCGTTTTGCTTCTTCCTGCCGATCTTTAGCTGTATTCACATATTGCTTATAAGCATCGTACTCTTTAGAATCGCTGAACGAATTATCACTAGACTCTAGGGGTAATTTATATTGTTCTTGCTGCTCCTTAAAAAATCGTTTTGCTTTAGCAATAATTTTTTTCTTTGCTAATTTAGTTTTCTTAATTACTGAGTCATCGTCTAATTCCTCATCATAGACATAATCCTCCATTAAGGAATCAATGTCTTCAGGATCTAAACCTTCTTCTGTAACTGTCAAATACTCTCTTACCAAAGAATCAGGGTTTGCTTCTGAGTAATCTTTTTGTAGTTTTACAAAATCCTCAATGCTTCGTCCTGTTTCTTTTTTATACTTGAAGTAAGCTGCAACATCAGAGGGCATTTCTGGTGCCTCTTCTCTTGCTGCAATTAATTCGTCTATAGAATTAATCTCCTTACCGTATCTTTTTCCAATAAATGAAAGAACATCTTGTTCTGATAAGTCCTCAGAATCTTTTTCAGCTGGAACATTTTCTTCTTCTTTTACTTCAGCTGTTTTCTCTTCTACATCTGATGAATCTTTTTTAGTCTCATCAAACTTTAATTCTTGTTGAGCCTCATGTTTTTCTAATAGCTCCTGTTCAACTTGTTGTACCGACTTTTCTTCGACATCGGTTAATTCTCTTACCGTAATTCCCATTTGATTTAAATTAAATTTTAGTTAATACAAAGTTATATAAAATATATACACGTTTTAGCTACTATCTAGGATTAAACTCTGCTAAATCAAAACCATCTAAACTATCCTCATTTGACTCAAAATTTTGAGGAGGCAGATTGTTTTTTCTCTGATTGATCAATTTAGATTGTTCACTATTTTGTTGACTTATTCTTCCACTCTTAGCCTCTTCTCTAGATTGCTCTCTGTTCGACAAAGCTTGGCCGTCCATGTTACGCAATTGTATATTATAATCAAACTCTTGTTGCATTAGCTGACTTTTTAATTGAGCTTCTGCTTTACTGCGTTCAATTTCCATTTGCATCTCTCCTTGCTTGTATTGAAGTTTGCTTTGCGTTTCTAATTCTATTTTTTGCATTGCCATTTGACCCGCCATCTCTTGAGACTTTAATTGTTGCTGAGAAACCATTGCTTGCTTTTGCATCTCCCTTTGCTCGTCTTGCTCTTCCTTCGCCTTCCTTTTAACTTTTAATAATTGATTTGCCAGTTTTAAATTTTTTATTTCTCTAATATCTATTGCATCTTCTAAATTAATATCTTGTTTAGATAAAGCCATTTGAATGTTTTGCTCTAACATTGCTTTTTGTTCCTCATCTGGAGATAGCTCTATAAAGACACCAAAGTCATAAATATAAAGTTCTGATATTTCTCCCAGGATGCTAACGTTATACTTTCCAATTTTATTAATAAAATCTTCTTTAAAGTCGGAGTACTCTAAAATATCAGCCACCCTATATGTTAACGCTTCGGCTAACGTACGATATATGTAAAGACTTCCGTCTAATATATGGCGGGTAGCTGTATTAGAGCTTAGTGCCGCTAGTTTCTGTACTCCCACTAATGCATCTGAATTTGGTGCAGATCCATCTCTGGCTTCATTTAATCCAGTTACAGACCGAATCATGTCTAAGTAATGATTGTAATTCGCTATAAGCATTTGTGTTTTTGATGCTCCTGAGTTACTAGTTAATTGTTGAATAGGTGTTTTGCCCTGATTGTATTCCCCTTCTTGTGTATAACTCCTACCAATAACACTACCTGTTTGAAAATATAGTCTTAA